CAATAACTCAAGAAGAAAAGGAGACTATATGTCGTACCAAATACAAGATTCCATTACGGAATATATAGACGAGCAAGTCGAGTCTAAGATTAATGATGGAGACATCAGAAACATCATTGATGATGCCATCAGTGATAATCACGAAGTCCAAGAGGTCAAGCATAATCTTGAAACTCTTGAGGCAAGACTTGATGATGACATTGTTAACGAGGTCGTTAAACAAGTTATCCACAAGCTAATCTCTACCGTAGATGGTGATTACGTCATGGTTAAGAGGTCACACTTACAAGACCTCAAAGACCAAGCTACAAAGTCCAAGGACGTAGCTTAAACACACACTGTGAGTCGCTAGATGCGACTCACAGACAAGTTCCAAAAGGCACACAGATAAAACGAGCAACACTGCGAGTCTGTGTGCCTTTTACCGAGGCACACCCCTCCGTGGCTTCCAAACACACTGCAACTCCCCAAAAGATAGGGTTACTGACGAGGAACGACTGTGACTCGTCAGTAATTTTACACCCCCACCCCCCTAAATTACACGGCGGTGTTACTATATACATGTTGTATAGTAGGCTTGATAAATTCATTTGAATATATTATCGTTTGGGCATGAACCTAGATGCTTTACCTAAAGAGGTGTTACAAGAAGTATTTCTGCTTGAGCAACAGAAAAATAAACTGGACACCCGCGATATAGCTCAAAAAAATTTTCTAGCTTATGCTCAACATGTATATGAAAATTTTATCGTTGGACGACACCATAAAATCATTGCAGAAAAATTGGAGCTAATCGCACAAGGAAAGCTCAAAAGACTTATCGTAAACATGCCACCCAGACATTCGAAGTCAGAGATGGCATCTTATCTCATGCCCTCGTGGTTCTTGGGCCGTAATCCAAAGTTAAAGATTATTCAAGCCACGATGAATACAGAACTTGCCGTGAGGTTTGGTCGTAAGGTTAGGGACTTGATTGCCGATCCAGTGTACACGGAAGTTTTTCCAGACACGGACTTGAAGCAAGACAGTCAAGCCGCGGGTCGGTGGGAGACAAGCGCTGGTGGTGAATACTTTGCAGCAGGCGTTGGAGCAGCGATGACTGGTCGTGGTGCAGACTTGTTGATTATTGATGATCCACACTCGGAACAAGATGCACTGTCCACGACTGCTTATGATAATACATACGAGTGGTACACATCAGGTCCGAGACAGAGATTACAACCTGGGGGAACCATCATCATTGTGCAAACAAGATGGTCAAAGAAGGATCTGACAGGCAGATTATTACAGGCACAAGCAAAGGATAGTATGGCAGATCAATGGGAGATCGTGGAGTTCCCAGCGATTTTACCAAATGATAAGATCTTGTGGCCTGAATTTTGGAACAAGGACGAGTTGTTAAAGGTCAAGGCATCACTGTCACCTATGAAATGGAACGCACAGTGGCAACAGAATCCTACATCTGAAGAAACTGCGATGATAAAAAGGGAGTGGTGGATTCCGTGGGAAGAAAAAGATGTGCCAAGATTAGATTATATTCTGCAAAGTTACGATACTGCCTACAGTAAAAAAGAGACAGCAGACTATTCTGCTATCACAACTTGGGGTGTATTTGAGCCAAAAAAGAATGGCGAACAACATTTGATAATGTTAGATGCGAAGAAAGGTCGTTGGAGTTTTCCAGAGTTGAAAGAGATAGCGATAGAAGAAAACGAATACTGGGAACCAGACATGATGTTAATCGAGGCAAAAGCAAGTGGACAACCCTTGGCAGACGAGTTAAGGTTACAAAACCTACCAGTTCTGACATTCAGTCCTGGCAGACGAAAGGCGGGTAACTTAGACAAAACCACGAGGATGCACATAGTATCGCCTATTTTCGAATCGGGAAAAGTGTGGTATCCTAGTGGAGAGAAGTTTGCAGAAGATGTAATAGAAGAAGTGGCATCTTTTCCAAACGGAGACCATGACGATTATTGTGATAGTATGACAATGGCAGTTATGCGATTTAGACAAGGTGGGTTTATAGCACTGGACGGAGAAGACGAAGGCGAAGACTGGTATCCAAGAAGTAAAAGGGAATATTATTGATGACTAGACTTCTTAAAATTAGAAAAAAGTTAAACAAAAAACCAATTAGAAAAGGAAGACTGGTTAAGAACAGATTTTCTGATATACTGGCTCCAGGCAAAAAAAGGGTAACTAGGATCACATAATGGCAACAAGAGATTCGTCATTTGCATACAGCATAGACCAAGCACAAAGACTTTTTGGTAAAGGTCTTGAGGTTATTGGTTCCCGAACTGGGATTGAATCTCTTTTTAATTATGGACAAGAGATTGTTGCACAACAAGACAAGGACATAAGAGAGGGTAACTATCAACCAGAATACACCATGGGACTTCGTGAAGCCTACCGACAAGGTGGTTTGAGTGATGCGATTGGTTGGGTTGCCGAGAAAACTGGTGAAAATATAGCGACAAGTGGTATTGCACTTGGTGGTGGTTTGGCATCTGCTCTGACTGCACCTTTTAGTGTACCAGCTGCAGCTTTGATAGGTGGAGCGACCATTTTAGGCTCTGGAATCGTGGGAACTGGTGAAGTTGCCGAGGAAATGGAGCAAAAAACTGGCAGTTATAACGACTCTGTGGCTATTGGAGCGGGTACAATTATAGCACTTTTGGACAGATTTGGCGCTGGAAGAGTGATTCCAAGAGACGAATTACTAACAATTACTGGTAAGGAACTGATAAAAAAGCTCGGTGAAGCGGGTAAAATTGATGCTGCAAAAGAAATTGGTAGACGAATTGGTAAATCTGTGGCGTTTGAGGGTGGAACCGAAGGATTGCAAGAGGGCGTGGTCGTTGGTTCGACTGCCTTGACTGGTGGAGAGTACACTGGTGAGCAAATTGCCGACAGATTATTAGAAGGCGTGGTTCTTGGTGGCACGATGGGTGGAGGAATGACCACGACCATCGAAGCATTTCGTCAAGGACCTGGGATTGCAGGTTTGATTGGTGACACCATGGGACCTGGAGGCATGTTACCACCTTCTCAACAACTAGCTATGCAAACTGCCGCTTCTTTGTACGGACCTAGTTTTGCCAAATACAGAGCAAAAGACGTACCCCCAGGCACGGCTGAGACATTGATGAATGAAGCCGTTGGTCAAACTGGCACAGAACTAACAACACAACAAAAGGTGGATGGTAACTTATCGATTACGAAAGATACTGATCCAAACATTGACGAAGAGCAGACGTTTTTTAGCAAAGATCTTGAAGGTGGTTCTGTTGGCAATCCATCTGTGCAGAAGATAGCAGAAGAAGAATTAAAAGCCATAGAGCAAAAAGCACAAGAAATTGTAAAACAAGATCAAGACGCAGGTTTTACTACAGATCCTCAGTTTGTAAAAAATTTTATTAATCAAGAATTTAACAAAGCCAAAAACAAAGAAAGATTTACTGATCCAGAAGATCCAGTCGTATCTCCATTAAGAATTAAGTTAATTAAATTAGCAGCGGATGATAAGTTTGGCATGAAAAACCCAGTAAAAGTTTCTGAAGTTTATGATGAGTTAAGAAAACAAGAGCGTAGAAGGGAGGGTTCTGTTGGTCTTCTTGGAAAGGAACAATACACAGAATCAATTCAAGACCAAGTCAAGTACATACCAATACAAGGAAAAGGAAAAGAATTTGGTCAAGCAGTGAAAGCGGCAGGTAAAACAGAAGATGGTAGAATAGACTATGAGTCTATCCCTAATATTAAAGATATAGCAGTTAAAACTACCATACCTAAAAAGATTAAATCGATGGGGACAGTTTTTGATGCACCAAATGAACGAGGTGATTTAATTATTCACAACAGAGGTGGTGAAGCGTTTATCTCTGGACTAGAAGAATACCTTATAAGAAATCAAAACGAAACAAAAACCATGGAAGAGATTATCTATGAGTTTGACCAAATGCGTCCAACCGTTAGATTAGAAGTTAGAAGTGGTATGAACAGAAGAACAAACGGACCTTTTAGAAATTTTGCCCTTAGTGCTGGAGAGATACTAGCAGATCCAAGTTTAGCTCCTCCAGGCACGATTGATTCTGAAGAGGGTTATTCTGGACAAAGGATATTTAGCTCTTTTGCCACAGTGACTGGTAAACCAATTAATGTGGAACAACCTACAGGTCAAACTGACGCTAGAGGTAATCAAAAAATAAAAATTGTACAAAACAGAGATCCAGATGCTCAACGACTTGGGAGTGGCAAAGCCTTTGAAATTGACAATATAAGTGTTGTTGCAGTGAACCCAGACCAAGAATCATTGAAAGCTGGTTCTTTAACAAACAGTCCAGTTATAAACGCACTTCAACAAAAAACTAAACTGAACGATAAAACAATAGAAGAGAATTTAGTTGGAGAGAAAGAATTAAATTTACCTCACGACTACTACAACAAAGGTTTTGGTTATACGAGAGCTATGATTGTAAGAGGAGCAGATGGTAAACTATATGCTATTGTTGAAGAGATACAATCAGACGTAACCAGAACTTATGAAAACTTATTAGATTTCGCAAAACCAGAATATGCGTATGGCACACCAGTAGAGTATGGTGGAATACCAGAATTATTTTCTGGTGCTATTGATACGGCTTTGAGAGGTAACGATCCATATCTGACCAGAACTTTTTCTGGTGGAGCGAGACCCACGGACAAACGACCAATAAGAACTCTTAACACAACTATGGGCGATTTTACAGGCAGAGATAGTCCTAGTAGTTATAGATTATTTACACCAAGTGAGAAAAATAAAATTAGAGTTCTTGATGCTATGGATCAAGAAATGTCAGATGATGACGCTCCATCACAATTTAATCAAGATTTAACAAGAAAAAGAAAACTTTTTCAAGAAGCAGAAAAGAAAGTAAATCTAGCAAAAGAAGAGATAGAAAAAATAAATAATCAGATAGAAAGATTTCAAACCACTAGAACTGCTCCCATGGAGATATCTAAGATACAAAATGTAACTCTAGATGATTTGAAAACTTTAAGAAAAACTTTACCTAAAAATGTTATGAGTTATGTAAAAGCATACGCTAAACAAAAAGAGGAAGGATCAGTTAGTGGCAGACAAGTAGACACTGAAAGACTAAATAAAGCAGAGTCTATGCTAGAAAGTATTTTGTTTACAGATACTGACTATAGCACGATGGCAGAAAACTTTATAGAAGGTCTCGAAGCCATGGATGGATTTGAGGGAACACAATTTGCTAATGATCCTCGTCAAGAAGCCATGAGGGAGTTTGATGGTTTTCAAATGGCACAGAATGGCGAGTTTGCTAAACCAGCACCAGATAGATTAGCGGCAATAATTTTAAAAGAATTAGGACGTACTAAATTAAGAACACCAGTTTCTGACAGAACTAAAAAAGTTGCAGCAGCCGCTCCTAAATATAATTTACAAGGAAAACTTCGTCTTAATGATTATAATTTAACTGGAGATCAAAACGAGGCTTATATAAGTCAACTTGGTTTTCCAATAGAGTATAATGAGAAACGAGGACAATCAACTCTTGTAAAAACTCTAGTGGGTCACATGCCTCTTAGATCAAACTATCAAGGGATGCCAGGTGATAGTTATAGCGATCTTGGTAAACAAACTAGTGATGTAGGAGAAACTAGAGATTTTAGAAGAGCGGGTCTCATGTACGCTCATGGCAAGGAAGAAAGAGAAATAAAAGATTCTTATATAAGCAGTCCAGAGGGTTTTTTTGAGGCACTACTAGATCAAAACTTACAAGAAAAGGGTTATAATTATTCAGAAACAACGTCTCTCTTAGCAGATTCTACTAGTGCTTTTAGACAAGAAGCAGACTCTGATTTTGGTTTTCGTGGCTCAATAAGTGAAGAAGATCTAACAGATGCAATAATTAAAACAATGCAATCTACTTTAGAAAGAGGTGTAAACGAAGCCGTTAATGAACAAGCCTTGAATGTTATAAGACATGAAATCGGATCATACATGGCTAATAAATTTAAAACAGAGCTTTCTTCAATAGATTTTGATGCAATACAAGACAGACACGCTGACGAAAGTGCTCTAAGAGAAGGAGCACGAGACAGAGCAATAGGACGATTTCCTGCATATTTTAATCATAAATATGATAAAATTTTGTCAGATATAGAAAACTTAATACCACCAAAAGTAAAAAAAGATATAGAAAAAGAATTGTCTAGAATCATAGATAACGTATCAGATAGCATAGGTTTTGTTCCAGAAGATGGTAATTATAAAGAGTATATGGAGGAGATAGACACTCAAAAACAACGAACAATAGGAGCACAGACTGTTAATAAATACTCAAAACAACTTGGATTAGATAATAAAGATGCTTTGAAGAAAAAACTTTTAATCGGATCTATGTTGAGAAATGAAAAGGTATATGCGTATTCTGGTGTACAAGGAGGTATGCGAGAGAAAAAAGAGAAAAGATTAGAACAAGATGATTCTCTTTTGAATAGGTTTATTAGAACTTTACCCACAGGCGTAGAGGCAGATCGACTTCGCCAAATACAGTTAAGATTGGCTCCAGTGCCGTATGAGGAAAATGATTACAATCCTGGTAGCAGTTTTAGTGGATACCGTCCAAGTTTAACAAGTGTGTATAAATTATTTCTTACACCTAGTTACAAAGGTTTCTTAGAGGGTGATAAAGTTAGAGCAGAAAAAATATTAAAGCAAAAAACAAATCTTGAAAAACAACTACCTGCTCTTGAAAAACAAATGAAAGACAATGAAGTCGGTGCAGATAACAACAAAGAAATAGATAGGAGATTTAAGAAACTATACGACCAAATCGGAAAAAAAGCAAAAGAATACAATTATGCTCCTAGTGAATTAAGAGAAGCAGCTATGAGATTATATGCTCACATTAACGATAACAAGAAATACACTAGATCACCGAATAATGCTACTATGGCACAGACATCAAGAGGTCTATTACAATCTTTAATTCATAAATTAACAGACCCTAGATTTGAAGAGCTATATAAAGAGCCTATTGCTGGTATAGTCGTTCCACACAGAGAAGATCAGTGGACATCAAGAGCAAAAGAGGATACCACTGTACAAGGACTTAAGAAAACTTTTGGATTAGGAACGTATGGTAGTACGTTAGATACCGTGGCAAAAAGATTTGAAGACGCTGGTGCAACAGTTGACAGAGATAGAATATTTGAAATGGTTTCTGCGGATAATACTAGAAGAGCACAGTTGAACAGACCAGTACAATTTGTTATTGATCTATCACCTGGATCAAAAGGAAGAAAATTAGCAGAAGGTAAATTTACTTTTAGAGCAAAAGGTGGTTATATAGATCTTAGGAGAAAGGCAAGTTAATGGCAGAACAACCAAGAGACATTGCAGGCATGGTCGAAAAAGCTATGGGAGCAGGTGGTGAACCTGTGCCCATGGAAGAACAACTCGCTTTACAAATACAAGATGATGTTGATGAGCTACCAGAGGGTATAGAACTTGACATGGGTGAAGAACAAATCCCAGTCATGGCAGAACCATACATTCACGATGCTAACCTTGCAGAAGTTATAGAAGAAGGTGTGTTGGCTTCTATTGCATCTGATCTACAATCAAAAGTAAAAGAAGATTTAGAGTCAAGACAAGACTGGGAAGAAGCAATCGCCAAGGGTTTAAACTTGCTTGGCATCAACTACGAGGACAGAAGTGATCCGTTTCTTGGTGCAAGTGGTGTAACACATCCACTATTGTCAGAGGCAACAACACAGTTTCAATCACAAGCATACAAAGAAATGTTACCAAGTGGCGGCCCAGTAAAGACACAGATACTTGGTGTTGCTACAAAAGAAACAGAAGATCAAGCACAAAGAATTAAAGATTACATGAACTATCAGATTACTGAAGTCATGGAGGAATACGATCAAGACACAGACCAGATGTTGTTTTATTTACCACTTACTGGTTCTACATTTAAAAAAGTGTACTTTGATCCTACGAAACAAAGAGCGGTATCTAAGTTTGTACCAGCAGAAGATTTAATAGTTCCGTACTCTGCTTCTGATATTAGAACGGCAGAGCGAGTTACACACATGGTGCGAATGAGTTATAATGATATCCGTAAACTACAAGTTGCGGGAGTGTATAAAGATGTTGAATTATCTAAAACAGATTCTGGAGAGGACGAAGGAGCTATCCAAGAAACTACTGATGACCTTCAAGGATTACATCCTAATTACTCAGACGACAGTTACACCTTACTTGAAGTCCATGTTGACTTGGACTTGGAAGGCTTTGAAGATATGGATAGTCAAGGGCAGCCTTCGGGTATTATGCTCCCTTATATTGTCACCATCGATCAAAATTCAAATCAAGTTTTATCAGTGGTTAGAAACTTTAGAGAACAAGATCCGTTAAAAAGAAAGAGACAATACTTTGTTCATTTTAAGTTTTTACCAGGTTTTGGCTTTTATGGCTTTGGTTTATTACATACAATAGGTGGATTATCTCGTGCAGCCACATCTATTTTGAGACAGCTAATAGATGCGGGCACATTATCAAACTTACCAGCTGGATTTAAGGCAAGAGGTGTTAGGATCCGAAATGATGACGAGCCTTTGAACCCAGGTGAGTTTAGAGATATAGATGTCCCAGGTGGCGATTTGAAAAACTCTATCATTCCCCTTCCGTACAAAGAGCCATCTGCGACACTCGCACAGCTTTTAGGTGTGGTTGTTGACTCTGGTAGACGTTTTGCACAAGTTGCTGATGCAAAAATAGCAGATGTTAACTCACAAGCACCAGTTGGAACTACAGTTGCGTTAATAGAACAAGGTTCTAAGATTATTTCTAGCATACACAAGCGTTTGCACTACGCACAAAAACAAGAATTTCGTATGTTAGCAGAGATTTTTTCGGAAAATCCAGTGCCTTATCCGTATTTTGTAGGAAATGTTGCACCACAAATCATGCAAAATGACTTTGATGGTCGTGTAGATATACTTCCAGTGTCAGACCCAAACATATTTTCTATGTCACAACGTCTGTCATTGGCACAAACACAGTTGCAACTAGCACAAGCTGCACCACAAATACATAATCAGTACGAGGCATACCGAAGAATGTATGATGCACTTGATGTAAAGAACATTGATGGCATTTTACCGCCACCACAACCACCTGCACCAGTAGATCCAGCGACAGAAAACGCTAATTCTATGAAAGGTGCACCACTTCAAGTGTTTCCAGAACAAGATCACGAGGCACATTTGGTGGTTCATGCTTTATTTTTGTCAAACATGGTGGCACAAACCAACCCACAAGGGTTTTTGTTGCTACAATCTCATGTTCAAGAACATGTTAGTGCGTTAGCAAGAGATCAAGTGACTAAATTCTTCCAAACAATGATACAAGAAGCAGTGGCTAGGGGTGAACAACCACCACAAATCGCACCACAAGCTGTTGAAGCAGCAATATCGCAACAAATTGGTGAAATATTGAAAGAAATCATGCCTGCTATCGAACCTGCACAGAAACCAGACCCACTTGTAGCAATTAGAGAGAAAGAATTAGAGAACGACACTGCCGAGCTACAAAGAAAATCTATAAATGACATGATGAACTTCCAGATTGACGCAGCTAAACTACAACAAGCGTATGAATTAGCACAACAGAGAACTAACACTCAAGAACAAATCGCAGAAGACAGAAATGATGTAAATATCTATAGAATAAATACGCAGGCCTCTTTAAAAGGTAGGTAAAAATGGATCCAGTCACTATATCTCTCGCTATGGGCGTGGCTTCCAAAGCATTTGACGCAATTAAGAAAGGATTTGCAGTCGGTAGAGATATAGAACAAATGTCTGGAGACATTGGTAGATGGATGGGAGCTGTATCTGATGTTGATAACGCTGAAAAACAAGCAAAAAATCCTCCGTTGTTTGGTAAACTTTTCAAAGCTGGGTCTATTGAGGAAGCAGCTCTCTCTGCTTATGCAGCCAAGAAGAAACTTGAGGAACAAAGGTACGAACTCAAGATGTTTTTGAATATGACGTATGGCCCACAAGCGTATGATGATCTGTTAAAGATGGAAGGACAGATACGAAAAGAACGTCAACAGACGATTTACAAACAACAACAACTTAGAAGACAGATAGGCGAAGCTATAACTTGGTTTATCGTGGTAGCTATAGTTGGCGGTTTCGCAGTTTTAGTTGCAGGTATATGGATGAAAAAAGCAAAAGCAGAGAACTATATACAGATGACAGAGGGTTACAAATTCAAACCTAGAGACTACACAAACCAACAAAAAATATGGCAAGGTAAAAAAAAACGGTTAAGTATACAACTTGTAGACTTAAGAAAAGAATTACGTCAAAATACACAGATAAAAGAGCATGTATCTATCAAGGGGGTAACAAAACTTTTACCATGTTGATTGAGAGTTGGTGTCCAAAAAAGTATAAATGTGTGTATGATCCCAATGGCACTGAACCAGATATCGATAAAGTCATGGAAAGTTTACGAAGTATAGGTAGGAAATGACACAGAAAAAACTACAAAAAGACTCTATTTTAAATCAATACGATCTTGATGGTGACAACACAATCACAGACGAAGAGCTTCAAAGAGCTAAAGAAATCAAAGAAACAGAGACAAAACTACGCAAAAATCTTGCACAATTACGCATGGCTAGATACACTCTTATAGGTATGGGAGTTTTTACAGTTGCAA